ATCGTCGACGACGATGCAAACAGTGATTTCGCTGCTGCTGGTATACCGTTGATCGTGCGCATTAATGCACACTACAACTCTCCGAATGCGCGTTTCGATTCACAAACCACTGCCACGACAACTGGCATTTAACGGGAGAATCTAAATGGCTATTACTCGCGCACAATTAGCGAAAGAGCTAGAACCCGGACTAAATGCATTGTTCGGGCTTGAGTATGATCGATACGATCAGGAACACGCTGAAATCTACGACGAAGAAACTTCAGACCGCGCGTTTGAAGAAGAAGTCATGCTTTCAGGCTTCGGCACTGCCCCTGTGAAATCAGAAGGCGGAGCGATTTCGTTCGACCAAGCGCAGGAAACATATACTGCACGATATTCGCACGAGACAATCGCTTTGGCTTTTTCTATCACCGAGGAAGCAATCGAAGATAATCTCTATGATAGACTGGCAGCACGATACACTCGTGCGCTGGCGCGTTCCATGTCACAGACCAAACAGATCCGTGCGGCTAGCGTACTGAACAATGCGTTCAGCACTAGCAACCCAATCGGTGATGGTTCGGCTTTGTGTGCATCGGACCATCCGTCTATTTCGGGTGATCAATCCAACGTTTTGGCAGTTGCCTCCGATCTGAATGAAACGTCTCTTGAGCAGATGTTGATTGATATCGCAGGTTTCACTGACGAGCGTGGACTGAAGATTGCTGTTCGCGGCATGAAACTGATCATTCCGAAAGAACTGCAGTTCATCGCGGAAAGAGTTTTGAACTCGAATCTGCGTCCGGGCACTGCGGACAACGACACCAACGCACTGAAGTCCATGGGCATGCTGCCAGAGGGAGCGGTTGTAAACCACTTCCTGACGGACACAGACGCGTTTTTTGTCAAAACCGACGCGCCGAATGGCTTCAAGCTATTTCAACGCACCCCGATCAAGACTGCCATGGAAGGCGACTTTGATACGGGCAACATGCGCTTCAAAGCGCGTGAAAGATACTCCTTCGGCGTATCCGACTGGAGATCCGTTATCGGAACTCCGGGTGCATAAGTTTGAGAAAGCTTATAAAAAAGGAGGGGCACATTGTTGCCCCTTTCTTTTTTGTGTATATTCAAAAAATCCCTGACAGGTGCATACCGTGCCTGACTCTAGCCACGACAGGAGATCACAATGGCTAATACCACTTTCAACGGGCCAGTTCGGTCAGAGAACGGCTTCAAAGTTGTTTCCAAGAATGCAACGACCGGTGCGTTTACCGATGTAGCGACTATTGCCTCAACGGGTATCGTTACGAACAAATACGTAAAGCATGTTGGCTTTGCTACGGGCGTAACAGTAAACACGACCGCAGGCGACAGTCCATCAATCGGTCAGTTTACGCAGCCAGCAAACACTATTATTACTGATATCAAGATCTTTTGTGACGTTTCACCAGTCATTGGTACGGGTGACATTGGTTATGAGGTTGGTACTTCTAGCTCTGGCGCACAGATCGTTGCAGCAGTAACGGATGAGATTTTGGATGGTGGCACTACGGTTGTAGTGGGTAACGTCACAACTACTTCTTTGGTCCTACAAACCCAAAGTGGCACAACTGCACCTGCTTCTGTTCAATACACGTCGGCAGAAAGGACTATTTTCTGCAACATTACCAACACTGTTGACGCAACTACGGCGGGTTCTTTCACGTTTATTATCGAATACGTGCAGATCGCCTAACAGTTGACTAGTAACAGGAGAGCAAGATGGCTGATACAGTAGCTTCACAGACGCTAGCAGACGGCCCAAAAACTGCTGTTTTGAAACTGACCAACATTTCTGACGGTTCTGGCGAAAGCGCCGTGACAAAAGTAGATGTTTCAGCCCTGCAGCCCAGCGCAGATGGAGACACCTGCACCGGGGTAACCATCGAAAGGATTTGGTGGCAGTGCATCGGCATGAAAGTACAAATCCTGTGGGACGCGACTTCCGATTTGTTTTGTATCGAGTTGGGCGAAAATCAAAGTGGTGATCACGATTACACCAAGTTCGGTGGTCTGACGAACAATGCCGGATCAGGCAAGACGGGTGATCTCAAATTTACCACGGTCGGCCACAGCAGCGGCGACACCTATACAGTTATCTTATATTTGAGGAAAAATTTCTAACAAGGAAATAAGGCATGCCGACAACTAAGGACGTTAAAAGACTTCCTTCTGGTCGAATCAAGTACCGGGGCGAAACGTTTGCGGGTTTCAATAAACCAAAGCGCACTCCGGGAAAGAGCAAAAAAAGCGCCGTCCTTGCCAAAAAGGGCAGCGAAATCAAGCTTGTTAGGTTTGGTGATCCAAAAATGTCGATCAAGAAAGATCAGCCCGGTCGCCGGGCTAACTTTCGGGCTAGGCACAAGTGCGATACGGCAAAAGACAAATTTTCAGCAAGATATTGGTCTTGTAAGGCATGGTAATGACACGAGCTAGTATGCCAAAAGGGCTAAGTTACTATCGGAAAGGTGGTGCAGCGTCCAAAAAAAGCAAAGGCAGTAAGATTTGCCCGGAGGGTAAAGCTTGGGCGAAGCGAACTTTTGATACTTATCCGTCTGCTTACGCTAATCTTGCTGCAAGTAAGTATTGCAAAGATCCCAACTACGCCAAAAAAGCCAAGGGCGGAAAACGGAAAGGCCGCTGATGGGTGAACTGAAAAAATGGCTGAAGCAAAATTGGGTCCGTATCGACAGCGAAGGCAATATTGTTGGTAAATGTGGTACGTCACCCGATAAAAAAATGCCAGATCGCTGTTTGCCTGAGTCCAAGGCCCGGTCTTTGACTAAAGCAGAAAGAGCCGCGACTGCACGCAAGAAGAAAAGAGAAGGCAAAAAAGGCAAGACCGTTGTCAAAAACACCAAGCGTGCCACGGTAAAGAATATGAGTAAGGGCGGCGAAGTCCGTCAAGAAATTGCTAGAGGGTGTGGGGCTGTGTTACAGAACCGCAGAAAGAAAACCAAGTACCTGTGAGGTTCATATGTCTGTCGTAAATCTGGGCAACGGTGCCCCAAAAAAGAAAACAGCTAAGAAAAAAGCCACCAAAAAAGCCCCGGCTATGAAATCTAAAGGGATGAAGGCAGGCGGTGCGGCTATGAAGTCGAAAGGCGGAGCCATGGGCGGCAAAAAAGAGATGATGCCCGGCGGCATGCAATACGGCGGCGAAGTTGGAAAGAAGAAGTCTAAAGGCATGCGCATGGGCGGAGCCATGAAGTCCAAGGGCATGAAAAACGGCGGTAAAAAAATGCCCGGTAAATTCAAGAAGGGTGGTGCCGCTTCTAAGTAAAATATGTCATACCTTCAATCAAACATTCCGCATTTCAAATGTTGGGTGCGTAAAGAATTTACACATAATCACGAGGCGTACCATGGTGAGTTTTTACACGCCATGGCTGTCGCCGTAACAACGATGCCCTGTAGGTGTTTGAGTTTTCAAATGATTTTTACAGGCATCGAGGCAGAAGGAGAGGAAGAAGATACCGTTCATGGGGGCGCGATGTGGGCAAGAATGCCTATTACAGCCTTAGTTGCGGATATACCTTTAGAGGAGTGGCCAGAGCCGATGGCGGTGCATGATGCGCAACCGTGGGATTGCTCCTCGCACCATCATGCCGTCTACGTGCTTGATCGTGCTACGCCTTGTCCTTGGATGGCAAAAATAGCAGGGGAAATGTACCCTGCGAAGTACCTTTTCACAGTCGATTATACTGAGAGTGAAATTGCGGATGATCCAGCACAGCACAAACAAAGCCATGTGCTGCAACTTTTAGATGCGGGGGAGTGGACAGGTAACATCGTTGCATTACCAAACAACCGGGTTCGAGTAACGCACCCAGCATGGTTTGAAACGGGTACAGGCGCTCCAGATTTTAAGCCTTCGGCGCACATACATTACTCGAAGTCTGATTTAGACTACGTGCTAGATGTGAACCGTGTATTCGATAACTTATACAATGACAACGAGTAGCAGCAAAAATTTTGAGATTGATGTAGCCGAGTACATTGAAGAGGCGTTTGAGCGTTGCGGCTTAGAGCTTCGCACGGGTTACGATTTGAAAACTGCAAAACGGTCTTTGAATTTGTTGTTTGCTGATTGGGCTAATAGGGGGCTAAATCAGTGGACAATTGACCAAACCTCTATCACGGTCGCGTCAGGTGTCAGTGAATACCCGGCGGGCACTCTTACTTTGTCAGTCGCTGCTTCCGCTAGTTTTACGGTCGGAGAGACGATTACTGGGAGCACAAGCGCCGCCACGGCGTCAATCACTAGTAAGCCTACAACTACCTCTGTTGCCACAACGATCCCGGTTGGTACTTTCTCTAACGGTGAAACAATAACTGGGAGCACAAGCGCCGCCACTACCACTGTTTCTGCTGTCCAAGATCTGTCGGACGTGCAATCTACGATTGACATACTGTCTACCGTTGTAACCCGTGACGGCACAGATTTTGCGATTGACCGTTTGAGCCGTTCTGAGTTTTTAAACATACCCACAAAAACTCAGACGGGGCGGCCTAACCAATTTTTTCTTGATAGGCAAATTACTCCGGTGTTAAAAATTTGGCCGGTCCCGGATAACAATACAGATATTGTGAAATTCAACCGTTTAACGCGCATTGAAGACGCAGATGCTTTTACTAATACGGTAGACGTTCCCTTCCGATTTTACCCATGTTTAGCCGCTGGTCTGGCATACTATTTGTCTATGAAAAAATCGCCGCAACTGATGGGACCTTTGAAAGCGGTGTATGAGGAAGAAATGTTGCGCGCCATGGAGGAAGACAGAGATCGTGCGTCGTTTAAAATTTCCCCGCCAACGTATAAATACGGAGCGTAGTCATGGGGTTTGCATCAGGTAAAAACGCTTACGGTATCTCGGATCGCTCTGGTTTCCGCTACAAACTTAACCGCATGCGTAAGGAATGGAACGGTAGTCTTGTAGGTTTTGATGAGTTTGAGCCAAAACAACCGCAATTATTGCCTTTGCCTCGTGTAGATGACCCACAAGCTTTGAAGAACCCCCGACCAGACCGGGTCGAGCCAATGGTTGTGTCGGTGGGCGTTCCCGTTGTCGGGATCAATCCTTTTGTCCCTGTAAAAGCTTCTGGAATTGTCGGTGAAGTGACGGTGGTGACGACATGAGTTTTACGCTAGCCACTCTCAAATCTGCCGTACAAGACTATTGTGAAACAGCAGAAACGACTTTTGTTGCCGAATTAGACACGTTCATTCAAGAAGCAGAAGAACGCATACTCAAAAACGTTTCTTTACCGGTTTTTCGGAAAAACGTGACGGGTAACGCTACCACAGGTTTTCCTTACTTAGCTACGCCGTCGGATTTTTTGGCGTCCTACAGTTTGGCTTTGATCATTGATAGTGTG